ATTCGCCGCAATCAACGCAGGGGTGAGCCGCCAGGTAGTCGAAGATCCAGGCTCGCTGCTGGATCCGCTGGCGGCTGCTGGCACGGCCCACGGGCCGGGTGCTCCGCCCGCCACTGGCGCTCCAGCCCCACCAAGTGGTCGATCGCCATCGGGAACTTCACCGGCTGGCGGGCCCCGCAACGAGTGCAGCGGAACACCGCCGGTTGGCAGCTTGCGTCGATGATCAGGTGGTCAAGCATTGGTCAGCTCCTTGCCGAGCCAGCAATCACAGGCCAGCGGGTCAAGCTGGCATGGGCCGCCGCATTCGGCCACCTGGGCTAGGTTGGGGATGAACCGCTGATGCACGGCGAGGGGCGGGCGCAGGTGGGGGTTCAGCTTTTGCAGCAGTTCGGCCTGCTCAATGGTGATTGTTGACGTGGGCTGGGCAGGGAGCGTCTCCAGGTCTGGCTCGGACTGGGCCAGGGCGGAGCGAAAGCGGTCAAGGAGCGAAAAAGTAGGATCGCACTCGGGCCAAAGGCCTTCGTCCGACGCTATCTTGCCTGCTTGCTCTGCAAATAGCAGCAGCTCATCGCACAGGGCGCGGAAGGTGTCGGTCATCGGCCTGCCTCCCGACGCAGCCTTTCGGCGGAGAAAGAATTTTCCACTTGATCAAGCCACGCCGCCACCTCGCGGATCACGTCCCTGGCATCTGCATCCCCGCGCTCGTAATCGCGCAGTAGGTTCGCCACTCTTCCCACCAATTCCCCAGCCGGCCGCTTAACCGGCTGAGCAGGGAGCGTCTCCAGCACGGCGGCCCGACCCCGCATCGCCGCCTGCGCATAGCCGGCGATGTCCGTCCAGTGCTCCGGGTCGTGCGGATCGCCACCGCTAAGCACGCGGGCCGTTTTGTGCGCGATTATGTCCAGCGCTTCCTGCTCGCCTGGCGTCAACAGGAACCAGTTCTTTCCGGCATGGATGGCAATCTTCAGGCTCTGCGACATGCCGCCCACGGCTTCCATGCCGCCGTGCTGCTCATCTCGATTGATAATTGATTGAGTCATTGTTCTTGTTGGTGAATCCAATGTTTAAGGTCTTGGACATATTGCCGGAGCTGATGCGCCATCACCGCATGACGCGGGTCACCGGTGCGCAGCAGCTCTCGGTTGTGACGGTCCACACCTTGCAGGGCCTGGTGGATTAGGACGTTCCACGGCTCGCGCACAGGCGTGTTCCACTCGCGGCTCATCCCCGGCTGCCCTGCACCGTTGCATCGCCGTGATACCGGCCCGTCACGGCGTAGCTGCGCTCCGGGGGGCCCATCATTCGGTTGAACACCAGCTGGCCGATCTTCATCCCAGGCCAGATTGGAACCGAATGTAGCTGCCGGCTGTTTACCAGCTCCAGGGTGACCACCCCATGGAAGCCAGGATCCAGGTAGCCGGCCAGCAGGTGATTGATCCCTTCCCTGGCTCTGCTGGACTTCAGCACAAACTGAGCGTTGCAGGTATCAGGCACCCGCACAAACTCCAGCGTAGGAGCCAGGACGAATTGTTTCGGTACCATCAGATAGGGGTGGTCCTCGCTGTGGTCCCAGAAGGGGTATTCCTTCATCGCTGGCGACTCAACGGATTCGATCAGCAACCTGTCACCTAGGCGCACGTCAAGCGAGGCGGGGTTGATCAGTGCTGGATCGAATGGTTCTACCAAGCCGAGATCGCACATCTGGCGAATCTCATAGTCAGGAAAGTTCATGAGTAAACGTTGGGGATAAGACGGCTGGAAAGTTCCAGTTGGCTAATGCGCCACTCGGCTCCGTTGCTGTCGGCCACGATGTAGTGGGGCCAGTCGGGCTGGAACCGCCAGGCGGAAGGTGGGATGACAATGCTCATGGAAGGGCACGGATTTCGGTGGTCCAGCCCCAGAGCATTTTGATCAGTGTCTGGCGCTCATGCGCGATGTCGATGTTGGGAGCAACCCAGGCGAGGGCCTGGTCGTCTCCTAGCACCAGTGTGGGCGGGATCGGGTCACCATCGCCATCAGGCGCGGTGATCCACTGCTGGCCGCGGCGGAGGGCAAAAATCATGGCTGCACACCCGCGTGCTGGAGCTGTTCGCAAGCAGTCGGCACACCCAGGCGGCAGTCGCGCCGGGTCATGTCAGTCAGCGTGCTCGACAGAGCATAGAAGAAGCCGACGCTGATTGCGACGATGAAGGTCAGGTAGGCAATTAAAAAGCGCATGGGTGAATGGCGAGAGGGCGGCCGGATTGGTCACGGCTCCGGCGGGACGCTCGGGGGTCAGGCCAGATCGGCTCCTGTATCGCGGGCTACGTCGGCGGCCATGAGTAGGACTTCCTCGGTGGTAACTGTGACCCCAAGGTCAACTCGCTGGGGGTCGTCTTGCAGGTAGTAGCCCTCGTGCCCGTAGCCGAAAATCAGACCTGTTCCTTTCTCTACTGAGCCGTCACGGCTCAAGATCATTTCGTCGCCACAGTTGACGGTAGAGATGAAGTTGGAAATCCGTAATTGAAGGAGTGGGCTTGCCATGGCTGGTGAGAGGTGAGAGGTGAGAGGCGGGGCCCCCGGTTCGGGGGCGATGCAACCATCATCACGACGCCACAGCCGCTCGCCATGGCTCTGTAACAACTGTTCACACTTGCGCACGGCGGTCCTTGCGGCGCAGCTTCTCCGGCAGCACCAGGCCCTTGATCCGCGCCACCCTGGCGTTCAACGCGGCCCAGTCCTCCGGATCCTTGAACCGGAAGTGGCCGGTGCCCTTCTTGAACACCTTGAACTCGAAGAAGCCCCACTCATGCCACACGCCGGGCTCCACCCGGTCATACCCACATTTGGGATTCTCAACCTCGGCATAGGGCCGGCCAGTGATGTAGACCAGCGCTTTGATCAGGTCGCGAATTCGCGGGAAGTTGCCCGACCATTGCTTCAAGCTCACGGTGCCGCCTCTCCAGTCCGGCTCAGCGACGTAGGGCACGATGAACTTCTGGTTGAACAGGTAGGCGTCGTTCGTCGCCCACCCTTCCACGGCCCAGCGGTTCTCCTTCGTGTGCTTCGTCAGCTCGTCGAACGCCGCCTCCACCGCACGGTCGATCCTCTGATCCGTCGTGCCAACGATGATCTGCAGCATCCGGAACAAGTTCCGCTCGGTGAATGGCACCTTCGTCTGCTGCTCCACAAACGTGTTGATGTCGCCCTGCAGCTGGCTGGTGGCCTTTTCCGCCGGCAGCATCTCGTCGATCACGCTCTTCCAGAAGCTCTTCTGAAGCTCCTTGCGAAACCGGTTCCGGCTGGCGGCGCAGCCTTCCATGCTGATCTGGATGCCCAGCTCGCCTTTGTAAATGCCGCCCACCTGGGCCTGGAGGCGCACGCCGGCCTCCAGCTGCTGGTCGAAAATTCGGCAGGCCTCCACGTACCTGTTCACCAGGTCGCGGCTCCGGCGGTAGGGGATGATTCCCTCGCCCTGGGCCTCGATGTCGTCGGGCCCAAGGAAGAAACCGTCGAACTCATCAGCGCCGCTTACACGTTGCCCGGGCTTCGTCAGCCGCACCAGGCCGATCTCCACCCGGGTGGTGCGCTCGGCGTCCTCGAACACCGGGCCCAGGTTCTGGCGGCTGCCGTACTGCTCGATCAGCGTGCGAAGCTCCCGGCTGGCCCGGAACCCGTAGCGGCTGTCGTCGATCGTGCACCAATTGCAGAGGCTCACGATCTCGCAGCCGGCCGGAGCCACCTGCCAAGCATGCAGGATGTGGTGCTCGTCCGCGCTGAAGGGCGGGTTCATCACCACCAGGTCAGCGTGGCTGATCTGCTCCGCCTGGACCTGCAGCCAGTCGTTGCCGATCAGGCGGCACTCGCCCTGGAGGCCGGCCAGAATGGCCCGGAGCCGTGGCTCCAGCTCCACCATCAGAACCTCTGACGCACCGCGCTCCAGGCACGCCTGGACCAGGTTCCCGGAGCCTGCGCTTGGTTCGACGACCGTGCGACCGCGAAGGTCGAGGGGGTCGAGCATCGTGGCCGCCACATCCGGCGGCGTTGGGTAGAAGTCGGGGTTAAACATCATTCGCGCCTGCCGTGTTGGCGTTGCCGGGCGACTGGTAGATGATGTGCTGTGCCATGTGGTGAACGCGGTGGGGCCGAGCCCCGTGATGCCATGATCCCCGCCCCAACCCTGCCCCGCCTAGCGTCTGTTACACATCTTCACAAAGAAAGGCCCGCCCCAGTGGAGCGGGCCTTTGTCCCATCACCCGGCATCGATCAGAACGGCGGCTCCAACGACTGCCACGCCGATGAGGTCGCAGGTGCAGGCGCTGGAGCCGGGGCCGGGGCCGCAGGCGCTGCTGCTGGCCGCTGCGCTGGAGCTGCCGCCGGTGCCGGCGCCGCCTGGCCGCCCTGGGGCGTCGACAGCACCTTCCAGCTCTCCACCCTGCAGCACAACTGCATCTTTTCCTCGCCAGTGCCTCGATCCGTCCAACGGTCGGTCTTCACTCGCCCCAACACCTGCACCTGGAAGCCCTTGCGGGCGACATCAGCGAAGGCCTGTCCAGCCTCGCCCCACACCTCCAGCTTGATCCAGTCCGTCTGGTCCTTATCAGACAGCCAGTTAATGCCGATGTTGACGTTGGCGACACACTTGCCGCCCTCGAAGTAGCGGACCTCAGGATCCCTCCCAAGGCGGCCGATAAACTGATGCAGGCTTGCACGGGCAAGAATTGCGATTGGGTCGTTCATGTTGCTTGTGGTTGTTGATCTTCCGCGTTGCCGAAATTGCTCGACTTCTCGAAAGCGTTAATCCCCTCAACGGGGTAGAGAACCCGGCTGCCAACCCGGATGAATCGCGGGCCTTTGCCCGCATAACGCCAGTTGGCCAACGTTTGGTCACTGAGCCGCCACCGATCGGACAACTCCTTACTCGTCAGAAACGCTTTCTCTCCCATAGGCACACCTCTTAGAAGGGATCTTTTTTAACTTCAGTTTGGTTCTCATCCTGCAGCACCGCCACAGGTTCGACCGTTACTTCTTCGCCAGACTCCGTCAGTGACACTGCAACGGCTTCGCCATGCCCTAAGGCCATAGCCTGCTGGCCTGCCGCGATCTGGCGGTTCAAAGCGGCAACGGAAACCGACTCGGTCTGCCCAACTGATTGGTCAGTCACCTGGGCCGGGACAATCGGCTCATAGTTCACGTTGTCGCTATCCAACACCCGATCCAGATCGTTGCTGCTTGGCAGACGCTTAGCCAAACGCCGGATGACGGTTTTTTTCGCCATCTCTCCCCAATCGCTGGACCAGCAAGCCTTGCCAATGCCCGTGGCTTTCGCGCGGATCTTCTCGATCTGCGCCACACTCATCACCTCGCGCTGGATGTCCCCATCCTTGAACCGGGCGATGGCGTAGGCCGCCAATGGCTTGCCGCCTTGGGCAGATAGGCTTGGCCGATGCAAGATGCGCTCTTCGTCGCCAAGCTCGTACTCAAAAACGTCGCCTTCGTAGACGACGTGCGCGCGGATGCTGCTGATCTCCCCGCTCTGGCGGATCTTCTTCATGATGCCGCCCACCATCGGCAGGTAGGCGACCGTTTGGCCGCCGTTCTTTCGGTCGTTGTAGACGCTCAGGCCAGCCTCGCGGCCGTCGAGCAGCAGGCCATCCTGGGCGGCCTTCATGCAGCTGCTGATCAGCGTGACCGCCGTGACGATGGTGCGAACAAACCGATCGACCGGGATTTGCTGAGGCAATGCGGCCTCGAACTCCCGGTTCATCCGAGAGAGGTCTGCTCTTAGGTTGGAGACCTGGGCCGGAAGCTGTAGATGGGAATCGGTCATGGGCTTAATGCGTAGGGTTCTCAATAAGGGCTGGAAAGGCTCAGTCCTTGTTCCAGGCCGGCAGTTCGATCGGCACCTGGATCTCGTCGCCGTAGCTAGGCCAGCTGTTGGTCCGCCAGCATTCAGCCAGCTGCGCCATCCCCGACTGGATCCGCCGCCGGCCGGCCTCCAACATCGCCTCAGATGCTGGGTAGACGGCCACGCCATAGGGGCGGGCATTCTCGACCACCAGGCTGAGGAACAGCTCGCCGCCCTGGGCATCGAGGTTCCACGCCGCTTGCACGTGGTACTCGTAGTTGCTGATCGAGCGGCTGAACTCCGCCCGGCTGGCATCCTGGGCAGTCTTCACATCGACGACGATGCGCCGGTCCTCGCTGTGCCAGTCCGGCCGGGTCTTGCACTCCAAGCCCGTCACCTGATCGGTCCAGGTGTAGGAGGCCTCACGGCGGCCGGGGAGTTCCAGCAGGAAGCGGGCTGCAGGGTGGTTGCGCACGGCATCGGCCATGCGCCGCACTTCGTCGGCATCGTCGGGCGAGAGCACGATCTTGCCGGCTGATTCCTTCGCGAACTCAGCAGCCAACTCCTTGCCCACCTTCGTGCGGCGATCGAAAGCATGCGGCGGCACCGCAATGGTGCTGTCCCACAGCTGGGGCTCAAGGATCGCCGTGTGAAGGGCCGTGCCCTTCAGCATGGCCTCGGTGGGCGGCTTTTTCTCGCGGTCCTCGGCCAGGAACTGGTCGAAGTAGTGGAGAGGGGAGCGACGCAGAATCTTGATCTGTGACGGGCTGACCGCTTTCAGCGCGTGGTAGGCCTGCCGGCATGCTCCTTGTCAAATGCCACAAGCAGGAACCAACCCCAGCCGGCGATGCCATGAAGCGCCAGCAAAGTGGCGCAGACAACGGCGGCCACGCTGCCCATGTTGACCATAAGGGCAATTCCAAGAGTGCTCATGAGCGGGCTTCCCCCGGCACCGGCAAACCACGGCGGCGCAGCTCGGGATAGCAAACGGCACCGCCCCATTGGATGGCGCAGCGCTGTAGCTCTTCATCGGTCATCGCCCCAAGCCGGGCCTGTTGCCTTGCCGCACGGGCAAATTGTTTGTTCCGCCGCTGGCGCTCCGCCAGCCTTGCCTCCCGGATGTCCCAGAAGGCCCACCAGGTTGCCCTGATGGCGTCGATCAAATCCCTCATCACCTGTGAATTGCGGGGGTCGTTCATGACCATACAGACTTCCCGGCGCATACCGCTTTATCCCGTCATATACCGTTACATACTTGCGTAAGGTCTTGATTTCGCGGGAGGATCGGGCACTCTCACCAAACTGTCAACCCCCTAGCCTGCGCCATCACCAATGGTCTCTCTCCGTCCATTCCAGGCCACCGGCGTCACCGAGATTCGCGGTGCCTACATGGCCGGCCACCGCCGCGTTCTCTATGTGTTACCTACCGGCGGCGGCAAGACCTACACCTTCGTCCACATCGCCGAGCAGGCGGCGAGCCGCGGCAATCGGGTCTGCATCCTGGTCCACCGACAGGAGCTGGTGGATCAGTCCTCGCGCTCCCTGCACGCCATCGGCTGCCAGCACGGCGTCATCGCCTCCGGCTACCGCCAGGACCTCCGCCACACCGTGCAGGTGGCTTCCGTCCAGACCCTGGCGCGGCGGCTCCACACGATCCCGGCCGAGTTCTTTCAGCTGCTGATCGTCGACGAGGCACACCATGCCGTCGCAGGAACCTGGTCGAAGGTGCTGGGTGCCATGCCCCGGGCCCACATTCTTGGCGTCACCGCCACCCCCGAGCGGCTCGATGGCCGCGGCCTCAGTGATCAGTTCGACGTGATGATCGAGGGCCCCGACGCCGGCTGGCTCACCGACGAGGGTTTTTTGGTCAATGCTCGGATCTTCGCCCCGCCTGGCATCGATCTGTCTGCGGTGAAGCGGTTCGACACTAAGAAGGGCCGCACCGACTCCGACACCATCCTTCGCCAAGGCCAGGCCATGGGCGATGCCGTCACTCACTATCGGCGCACCATCGAGGACACCCACAACGGCACCGCCATCGCCTTCTGCTGTTCCGTTGCTCACGCCGAAACCCTGGCCCAGGCCTTCAACGATCAAGGAATCGCCGCCGCCACCCTCGACGGCACCATGGATCGCGGCATCCGCCGCCGCACCATCAACGACCTCGGCACCGGCCAACTGAAAGTGCTCACTAGCTGCGACATCATCAGCGAGGGCACCGACATCCCCAGCGTCACCGGCGCGATCCTGCTACGGCCCACCGACTCACTGGGCCTGCACCTTCAGCAAGTCGGCCGCGTGCTCCGCCCATGCCCCGGCAAGCCTCACGCGGTAATCAACGACCACGTGGGCAACACCCTCCGCCACGGCCTTCCCACCGATCCCCGCGAATGGAGTCTGGGGGGCCGGCCCAAGGGCAAAGGCAAAAAGCCCAGCCAGGCCATCCCCATCCGCATCTGCATGGCCTGTTTTGCCGCCATACCTTCAGCCGCCAACCCATGCCCTGAGTGCGGCCACGTCCTTGAGCAGGCCCGCCGTGAGCTGAAGGTGATCGAAGGTGACCTACGCGAGCTTACCGGCGCCGAAATGCGCCGACAGGAGCGCCGCGAGGTCGCCCAGGCCCGCACTCGCGAGGAGCTTGAAGCGATCGCCAAAGAGCGCGGCTACAAGCCAGGATGGGTCGCGCACATGCTCCAAGCCCGAGGACAACGACATGGCCAGGCGGCGTTCCGATGAGGGCAAGGTTTCCGCAGACATCGGCCTCGCGTTCGGCCACGGCGACTGCCGCCTGCTCCGCAACAACGTCGGCATGCTGCCCGATCGCACCGGCCGCCCCGTGGCCTACGGCCTTGGCTCGATGGGCGGCAAACCCTTTCGTGGATCTCTCGACTGGATCGGCTGGAGAACCGTCACGATTACACCCGACATGGTTGGCCGTCGCATCGCGATCTTTGCTGCCATCGACGCTAAGGACATGGCAAAGCCAAGGCCAGAGCAGATCACCTTCACCGATAACGTGCTCAACGCAGGCGGCTTGGCTGGCTTTGCCCACAACCTTGACGAGGCCCAGGCAATCCTTTTTCCTCCACACCTGCCGCCTGCTTTGTAAAGCACTGTTGCAATCAGCAGGCATCCAGCGGCTGCCGCTCGTAGCGTCGGTGGGCACTCCGCATCCCACCATGACCATCGCCCCCGAGACCGCCATGGTCCGCCTTCGTCGCCTTTTCCGCGACGCCAACCACTGCTCTCCCCACTCCAACGAGCAGGCCTTCAACTGGGCCCTTAAGCCTGAGATCTGGGCCGAGCAGCAGGTCAGGTTTAGGAACTGGAGCTGGTTAGCTGCTGAAGCCACCGTCAGGCACTGCCGCATCCTTACCAACCTGATCGTCCGCGCTGCCCAAAAACAGGGCCTTACCGCCGAGGCCTTGGTGGCCGGCTTCCCGTTCCCTGCCTCCCCAGAGCTGGAGCCTGAGGCATGAGCAGCGCAACCAACCGCCTTCCATTGGCACAAGCACAGGAGATTGCCGTCGGCGTGCTGCTTCAGCTGGAGCCGCATTGCGAGGTGATCAGCTTCGCTGGCAGCATTCGCCGCGAACGACCAACCATTGGCGACATCGAGATCGTCTGCGTGCCCAAGGCCTACGACGCTTCGCCCCTGTTCGCCAGCGGCCTGGCAACGGTCGTGAACCAGTGGCCCAAGGTGCTTGGCGAGCTGCCCTGCAAATACACAAAGCGCATGTTGCCCGAAGGCATCCCGCTCGATCTGTTCATGGTCCACCCTGACGGCTACGGCCTGCAGCGGGCGATCCGAACTGGGTCATCGGAATGGTGCCGCACCGTGCTAGCCCCGGCTTGGGTCCGGGCCGGTTACCGCTCCAAAGGCGGCCTTTTGCGCCGTGTTGACAACACTTGGGGCATCTACGCCCTTGGATTTGTTGTGCCATGTCGCACAGAGTCAGAACTGTTTGCTCGAATTGGCCTGCGGTGGGTGGATCCTCGGCGCAACCTGCGCATCATCCAGCAGCTGCTGGAGCAGTCGCCCCTTGATAGCCGCTTTTCTCGCAACTCCAGGCTTGGGTTCGATCTCGCCCTACAGCGGGCCGCCGACGCCATTCGGGAAGCCCCGTGACCCAACAGCTCCTTCAGCAGCTCCAGGCCTTGCCTGATGGCTGGCCCCTGGTGGCCGTCGACGGTAACAAGCGCGCCTACCACAAGGCCTGGCAAACCAACCCTCTCACTAAAGAGGAGGTGGCCGTGGAGATCCGCGCCGGCCGCGCTGTCGCTGTAGGTGTTATTGCTGGCCCAATCTCTGGGCTTCTGTTCGTCGATCACGACGGCATCACGGCAACCACTCAACTGGAGCGACTGGGGATTCCATTGCGGGATCTTCCCAAGTCGCTCGCAATGACTTCCGGCCGCGATGGCCGCTTTCAGATTATTTATCGCGTTCCGCAGGAGTTTTGGCCAGCGCTGCGCGGTCGCCGCTTTTGGCACACCGGAAACCCTGACCCTGCCACGGGCAAGCCCACAAAGGTGATCGGTGTTGACGGCAAGGCTGAGCAGATTGATTTCCGCTGGGCAGGCCATTACTCGGT